TGCAAACAAATTATTGACAGTTTAGAAAAAATGGTTTATAAACCAGGCACATCCGTAATTGAAAAGGATGGAGAGTTAGATCATATGGCTGATGCAGTAGGATATGAAATTGATTTCTTATTCCCTCTACGCACAGACTATAATGCTAACACTGAACCACAACGTTGGGCATTTACTGGTAATAACCAACAAAGGAGATGGAACTAATGCCCTATATAAGAGATAGAATAATAAAAGGTGACAGTCGAAATAACATTGACTTAATCCTTTCAGCACACGATGCTTACAAATACTACCTAAACAGATGGCAGTTTTTAGGTGATAGTTATCAAGGAGGCTATGACTTTTTTGCAGGTAGATACCTTGAACCATACTATTATGAAAGCAGAGATGATTATGAAAAACGTCTAAGAATGCTTGGCTTAGACAATCACGTAAAATCAGTTGTAGGAATTTATAACAGCTTCTTATTCCGCAAAAGAGTTAAACGTGTGTTTAATAATATTGAAGGACCAGCACTTGATGCATTTTTAGATGATGCTGATCTTGATGGCAGAAGTTATGATGCATTTATGCGTGATCTAAGCAGTCTTACTATGGTATATGGTAATTGCTGGGTCATAGTTGACAAGCCAGCAAGCACTGCAATGACAAGAGCTGATGAACTTAATCAAGAAATACGTCCATATGTTTCCATCTTCACACCGGACAATGTTCTTGATTGGGAATACGCAAGACAAGCAAATGGTTTATACACACTAACATATCTAAAAGTCAAAGAAGAAGTTGTTGGCGATGAACAGTATGTGCGTGAATACACTCCAGAAGAAATTACAGTTTATAAAGTTAAAGGTGACGAGCGTGAGGGCTCAGTTGAACAGGTTTATGCAAACCAGTTAGGAAGGGTGCCTGCAGTATGCGTCTATGCCCAGAGGGCAAATATTAGGGGCATAGGCGTTTCAGCCGTCGGAGATATTGCAGATGTTCAACGTGAGATGTATGAATTTAGTTCTGAGATTGAACAGATTGTTAGACTAACTAATCATCCAAGTCTTGTTAAAACTGCTGATACAGAAGCAAGTGCTGGTGCAGGTTCAATTATTCAATTACCACAAGGTATGGATCCAGGCTTAAAACCTTATTTGCTACAACCAGATGGAGCAAGTATTGAAAGTGTTCTACAAGCAATGGAAAAGAAAATTGAAAGCATTGATAGAATGGCTTGCTTAGGCGGTATCCGTTCAATTGAAAGCAGACGTTTATCGGGCATTGGATTACAAACTGAATTCCAAATGCTGAACGCAAGACTTGCAGATTTTGCAATGAATTTAGAACACGCAGAAGAACAAATTTGGCGTATGTGGTCAAGTTATCAAGGCGAAGCGTGGACTGGTGAAATCAAATATCCGCGTTCATTCTCAATTCAAGATAAAGTAAATGATGTGCAAATGCTTAAAATGGCAAAAGACGCAAACATTACTAATCCTAAAATGATTGATAAAATTGACAAAATGATTTTTGAAGCAATCACTGAAAAAGACTGGGATGAGATTGAAGAATATCTTGAAGAAGGAACACCAGATATGACTGCTATGACACACGGGCCAGTTACTGATGCACAAGATTTAGTAACACACTTGCGTGAAATGGTAGAACAAGGTTATACCGATGAACAAATAATGACTTTACATCCAGAGATAGCGGAGTTGTTTAATGGGTCAATACGTCAAGGATAATATTCCTTATTGGGTAGAAGGCACTGAAGAAAGAATACGTGAAGTGCTTTTTGAATACAATGAGAATATTCAAAAGTTTGAAACAAAACACAGTGTTAGGGCTGGACGTAGAGCAAGAAAAAATCTGCTTGAACTATTTCATTTGTGTAGAGCAAGACGCAAAGAAATTAGTGCAAAATATGCAGAGTATAAACCTGTTCAACATCCAAGTTGGGATGGAATAGAGGAAGAAGATGCCAGTTAGAAAAGTATCAGGCGGTTATAGATGGGGCTCAACAGGCAAAGTCTATAAATCAAAAGAACAAGCAGAAAAGCAAGGGAGAGCAATTATGGCTATGCGTGGCGGCAAAAAGAAGAAAAAAACAAGAGGCGGCAAAAAGAAGAAATAATGCCTTTTATAAAATGGTTTCTGTAGTATTTTACTAAATAATATTACAAAAACATACTGTCTGAGAGGGCAGGTGGTAGAACTCAACCAATAGAAAGAGGAACAATTATGGACGCAGAAACAGCGGTAAATGAAACGGAGACGACTGCTACTCCTACAGAACAGCAGGCAATGACACAGGAAAAAGCAGAAGCTACTCTAACACAAGACGAAGTTAATCGTATTGTTGCAGAGCGTGTTGCAAGAGAAAAAGCAAAGTTTGAGAAGAAATACTCAGGCGTTGATTTGGATCACTACAACAGTTTGGTTGAAGCTGAAGAAACACGTAAAACCCAGGAAATGGAAAAGCGTGGAGAGTATGAGAAACTAATGAAAGAGCAAGCTGAAAAGTTTAACTCTAAAATTAGTCAGTATCAAGCAGAACTTCAGTCAATCAAGGTAGATGGTGCTCTACTAAATGAGGCAAGTGGACAAAAAGCCATTAATCCTCAACAGGTAGTATCACTACTTAAAGGTCAGGTTAAACTAAATGAATCTGGCGGTGTTGATGTTGTAGATAGCAACGGACAAGTGCGTTATGATGACAATGGTAATCCATTATCGCCTAACGTTTTGGTAAAAGAATTTTTGTCTGCTAATCCTCATTTTGTTCAAGCAGGACCAAGTGGTTCAGGCACTGGACAAGGCGTAGGAAAACAAGCTCCTGTGGTAGAAACTGATATATCCAAATTGGATATGAATAACCCTGCTCATAGAAAGCAATATGCTGAAATTATGAAAGCAAAAGGGGTTAGACTCTAACATTGCTATACTAAAGGAGATTAACAATGGCAAATGAAGCAACAAGTAGCGTATTAAGCGAATTATACGCAAATATCGTCCAGAGTGCATTATACACTCTTTCTGAGCAAACTGTGATTCGTCCAGTTGTTCGTAACTACAATATGTCTGGAACTCCAGGCTTAACAGCACAGGTTCCAATCTATCCAGCAATTGATGCGGCTGGTGTAGCAGATGGAACTGATCTATCTAACACAGCGTTTAACACAACTTCTAAAACTATTACAGCGGCTGAAGTTGGTGTTATGGTTGAACTAACTGACTTGGCTGCAGAATCAGCAACTGATGATGTTGCGGCTGCAATTGGTCGTCAGATTGGTGATGCTATGGCTAAGAAAGTTGACACAGATTTAGCGGCACTATTCAGTGGCTTCTCAAGTCAAATCAACAAAGCAGAAGCGGCTGTTACTGTTGATGACATCTTTAAGGCTGCGGCTACTCTACGTGCTAACCAAGCACCTGGTAACTACGTTGCTGTGTTACACCCATACCAAGCGTATGATCTTAAATCACAGTTAACAAATGCTGGTGCTACTATGAGTCACTCACTAAGTGATGTAGGTAATACTGCACTTATGGATGGTTTCATTGGTAGAATTGCTGGTGTTGACATCTTTGAATCAACTGTGATCACTGGTGACTCAGCTGGTGCATATGTTGGTGGTGTTATGACACAAGACGCACTTGGCTATATGGTTAAGCGTGATATGCGTATTGAAACAGAGCGTAACGCTTCTAAACGTAGCTTAGAAATCGTAGGTTCAATGGCTTATGGCGTAAGCGAGCTATTTGACCAATACGGTGTTGGTATTGCATCTGACGCATCAGCGTTAGTATAATATTACTAACTTGGCATAACGGAAAAGGGTCTTTTTAGGCCCTTTTTCTATTATTACACTAAATACAATGTGACGAAGAAGGACTTCGCATAAATTTAATTTTTAGGAGGTAGGACCCCTATGGCAATAACTCTCGCAACCATAGATGATGTCGTTCTATACGAACCAGACATTGAAAATTACGGAATTTCCGATTTTGATCAAGATATAACACGAGCACAAGCAGATGTGTTTCGTGATTTACGTATTCGTTGGTGGCCAACACAACAGATTGGCTTATATGACGTAAAGTATGTTGCGGGCGGCGATGTAGAACCAGACGAAGATTTATACACAGCCAGTCAATTAACTCGTGCTTGCGTTTATCAAGCATTAGGGTTTCATATCTATCCTAAATTATCACGTTTTGAACCAGATGTTGATGTCTTTGAAAGAAAGATGGAACATTATAGACAAGAATATGAACGTGAATTAGATTTAGTGTTAAGAGACGGCGTAGAGTATGACCTTGACAGTTCTGGAACAGTAACAGATCAAGAAAAACAAGCAACTCACTTCTTACGCCTTAAAAGGTAGTAGGTAAATGAGTATACGCAACGATTTAGCCGACAATATTGTAGAAGTCCTAAAAGATATACGTGACCCGCGTCCTGTGTTGGTCACAAGAGAGCCATTTGATGTAGAAAAATTGGCTATTACACAATTTCCAGCAATACTAATTCAAACAGGTGTAGAAGATAGAGACACTGAAACTATGCATACAGCAGGTGTGCGTCGTGGCACTATCACTTATCAAATTCGTGGATTTGTTAGAGGCACAGAGCTGGATAAAAAACGCAATGATTTAATTGAAGCTATTGAAGAAAAACTTGATAGCGACAGATACAGAGAAAAAACAAAAAGTGTAGTTCAAAATTCACAGATTACACGAGTTGAAGTTATTGAAAGGTTGGCTCCTTTAGCAGAATTTGTTATGGACTACGAAATCAATTATTATTTTGTTAGAGGATCAGCATAAAGGAGATGACTATGATTACAATGATCAAGGGCAATACAACAAAAGAAGTAACAGACGAAAGTCTTGTTTCAAAACTTGAACAAGCTGGCTGGGAAAGACAAGATGCTCCCGTAAAAGCCACGTTACGCAAGCCCAAAAAAGAATTTACTGAAGTCCAAGAGGATGAAAGTGAAGAAGCGGTTGAGACGCCCGCTGAAGAAGCGTCCGATGAAAACGCTATTAACTAAGGAGACTAACTATGGCTATTCTTACAGGTAATAACGGCGTTGTTAAGGTTGCAGATGCAGATGGATCTTTAACCTCATTAGCCGCCGTTCGCTCATTCTCAATTGAAATGTCTTCAGACACAATTGAAACAACCACTATGGGCACAGATGCAAGAACTTATGTTAAAGGACTAAGTTCTTTTTCAGGAACTGCTGAAATTTATTGGGATTCAGGTGAATTCCCAACAGCAGATACAACTGGTGAATTAGCAGGCTTGAACCCAACTCTTGAAGCAGTTGGACACGCGGCTTATGCTATTGAATTGTATCTTGATGATACATCAAACAAATTCAGCGGTGACATCATCATTACTGGTTCTACAGTGAACTCAAGTATGGACGGTATGGTAGAAGCATCTATCAGCTTCCAGGGTTCAGGTGCATTGGCTTACGCGGCATCTTAAGATGAAACTTGAAGTTCTTGGCGTTGATGACGCATTGCAGTTCATAGGTAAAGAAATTGAGGAACAAGTTGATGTTGTTGCTCAAATTTATCACGAAGAAGCACAACGATCTACACCAATTAAAAGTGGTAGAGCAAGACGTGCTTGGAACAAAGATGTGCAACGCCAAGGCTTTACTGTTGATAATAACGTGCCATATATTGGCAGATTGGAAGAGGGCTATTCTAAACAAGCACCAAGGGGTATTACAGGGCCTACCCTAAGACGTGCAAACAGAAGGACAAGTAGACTATGAGTAAAGTATTAGAACAAGCAACAGCTCACTTTCGTAATAGAATTAGTGGAGAAATGAGAAGCATTAAAGTTCCAGAATGGGGCGATGCTGAAATTTTCTTCAAAGAGGCAAACACATTACAGGAAGAATCAAGGCTGTTGGAATTAGCACAAAAAGGCAAAACAGTTGAAGCATTAGTTGAAACACTAATCACTAAAGCAAGAAACAAAGATGGATCAAAAATGTTTAAAATGGCAGACAAGGTTACATTTATGAACGAAGTAGATCCAACTGTTCTTATTAGAGTGTGTGGTGATATGAATGCAAACAATGACGAATTGGAGTTTGTAGAAAAAAACTAAAAAGCGATCCTGATTTGTTGTTTATGTATAGATTGGCAAAGGATTTGGGTCGCACAATAAAAGAAATAATGCAAATGAATACTGCGGAATTTCAAGGTTGGGTTGCATTCTACAAGTATGAAGCTGAAGAGCAAAAGAAAGCTATGACAAGAGCTAAAGCAAGGAAATAAGATGGCACAAGACATTACAATACGCTTTAGAGGCGATACAAGAAGTTTAGATCGTGCCCTCAAAGGCGTCAATCGTTCACTTGATAGGCTTGAACGAAATGCAAAACAAAGTAGAAGAGCACTTCAAGGAATTGAAGCCGCAGGTAATAGAGTATCCGGTGCATTAAGAGCCGCTGGTGCCGCATTGGTTGCGTTTGGAACAGGAAGAGCTGTTGGCGGCATTTTAAATGCAACGCAAACAATGGAAGGTTTCCGCACACAATTAACAACTTATCTTGGTAGTCAAGCATTAGCCAATGCTGAACTTGAAAGACTATCTCAATTAGCAAGATCTTTACCGCAAGACGT